TGTGTGGCCTCTGTAGCCGACCAACAGGTCAACAGGTAGGCTAATAATCCAAACGTAAGCACCTGCCGCGCGTAGTGCGCTCACTATTTCGACCTGATTTTCGTCTACCCTTGCTGCTCTGCGCATAGTTCTGTCTCCGTGATTTCCCGCATATAGCCACGGCATCGAGCGTCAAACCCTTCGCCGTAGTGAGGCTCAAGATGTGCAATTTGCTTTGTTAGCCAGACGTTAGCCCTTGGCTTGCCTAGCAGGGCCACGGTTGCAAAGTAGGAAGGCACAAGCATTCTTGCCTCGGCCTTCTCGAGTTGTTCGCGGTCACTCATAGCTGGCAGGCGCTTCGCCGGCGTTGCCCGTAAATTGCCCTGAATCTTTGTGCAGCCAAAGGCCGATTGACGGTTCTCCATCTCCGTTTCCCTCAAAGTGGCGTTGCTTTCGGCAAAACAGAATCGAATCTGGCTCTGATTGTTTCTTGCCAAACTGTCCCGAGGTGCGTCGGTCGTCTTCTTTCGGCTTATTGCGCCAGACCATAAACAGGTTGTCCACCTGGTCGGTAATGCTTCCGCTTCCCTTGGTGTCATGTTTGTCAGGAATCTGCGCTTCGTTTGTTGGCTTTTTCAGGTGGTGGACCAGGTGAAGGTGGATTTGCAGGTCTTTAGCAATGCTAAACAGTTCGCCCACCAGCCGCTTCTGGCCGTTCATGTCATCCTCGTCGCCTACCACTTTCATCAACGAGTCAATAAAAATATGCTTTATGCCCAGCTCCTTCGCACAGTACCGGCTCATTCCGATGACGGTTTCGGGGTTAGTCACGCCCATCTGGTCGTAAATCCACAGGCGTTTATCGCTCCAGGCGCCAAAGCTGTCAAACATTTCGTCTAGCGCCTCATAACCTTGGTGATTCTGATATTCCGGTGTGTAGGGGTTGGTTCCGATAAACATTCGGCTCATCAGTCGGATTGTCTCCAGTGGCTTCATTTCAAAGCTGGCCATGCAAACCCGCTCGCCCTGGTGCATCAAGTGCATTGCTATCTGAGCGGTGATTTGGCTCTTGCCGTGTCCATTCTGACCTGCCCAGACCGTCATTTCACCAGGTCGAAAGTAGAACGAATCGTAAGACTTCACCCAAGGCATGAACAATTTGCGCTCCGTGGCCATCGTTCGCATTCGCTCTTTGATGGACGGGATGTAATCAGCAGCAGGCCGAACCTTTTGCTTGTTGTCAGTTTCGCGCAGGTACTTTGAAAAGTCGATTGTGTCGGAGATTAGTTCAGCCATAATAAATTTCCACCCATCCTGTTTTAGCTACTTCACCACGCATTTCGGTATGGCTTGCGCCTACCCACTTCGCTCCTGCCGCTTTGCAGGCGTTAAACAGGCGTTTTGCGCGATCTTCTGTGCTGCTGGTGATGCTCACCCTCATGTTGACCAGAAAGCGCAAATCAAGGCGTTCTATGGCTTCTCTGTGGACACAGACTGTAGGCGTGTCGTTGTTTGTCTCCCAGTTGGTCAAAGGACTAGGGAAGTTGAAGTCGTCCAGGCTAATCATTGCAGGTGCTAAACCTTGCTGGCGCATTTTGATAATTCCTTCGTGGCCTTTCATATCACCCCCGCCATTACGCTTGTTTGAGAACCATTTTTTCCTTTCACCCAATCAGCATCAAACGATTGCCAGTTGCGAACTACCGTTTCTTTCAAAGCGTCTTCCAATGACCACCCTGCTTTCTTTGCCTGTTCAGCAATGCCTTTGATGACCAATGGAGTGACTGATGCTTTTTTTGTTTTACGGTGCTTTGTGAATTCCTGCCAAACTTCTGATGACACGCCGTCAGGCGGTGTATTTGTGTTTGAAGATGAAGATGAAGATGAAGATGAAGGGGTTGGTTTTTGTTTAACCTCTTTTTCAACCATAGGGATAACCTTAAGGTTAACCTTCAGGTTAGGGTTTCCACCCAACTTTCCACCCTCTGCCCTCTTGTTTCGCAGGCATTCGTCTCTGACCATGCGCTTAGAAAAGATTTCGCCAGTTTCTGCAATTTCATAAACACCAGCCTGATGCAACTCATGCAACCAACCTTCAACTTCAAGTAAGGTTGCCCCGACCATGCTGGCAAGGTTGGGTGGAAGGATAACCTTGTTGCCAACCTTCAAGTGTCCGTAAGGATTACCTTCGTGCATGAAGCAAATCATGTCAATCCACAAACCCCTTGCGCCCGTTGAGCATGAACGTAGCGCCGTGTCCCGCAGCCAGTCGGCTGGGTAAAACTGAAACGATGGTCGCTTCATTGTTAAGTCTCCAAAAAAAAAGACTTAGGCGGGACACTCACCGTTTCCGGTGTTGGCGGACTGGTCAGCACCAGCAGTATCCCGTCTAAGTCTTGCTGAAAGAATCCCCGCCAAGGGATGTCCGAAATCTTACGCTTCTTTTTCTGCTTTCGCAATCTGTTTTGCAAACTTGATCCGCATCACCGTTTCCCAGCCCTTCGGCACTGTGCCACGCTTGCGCCAGTTAGAAATGACGTTCTGCTTAAGGTCAAGGATGTAGGCCAGGCGACCAACGCCGCCAGCTGCTTCAACTGCGATTTCAAGAATTTCCATGCCTCGCACTATATCACAAACGTGGTGATGTGTATTAGGGAAAGTACCTAGAAAAAAAGTTGCAAAAGACCTTGCAAGGCATCACAAACGTGATATAGTTCACCCATGCCCTGAACTTCTCGGGGTCTTTTTAAGGAAATCAAAATGACTAAAGTAGAAGCCCTCAACAAAGCACAAGCAGCCCGCCATGCAGCTACAGTAAAACAAGCCACAGTGGCTTTGTACGCCGTAACATTTGGTGGCAATGACAGTCTGACACAAGCCGCCATGTTGGATGCTGATGTAGCAACAGAAGCCGCAAAAAAATGGGAATGGGTTGCCGCAATGCATCCAGCAACCCGAAACAGCATGATTCGCAAACAAACTCTCCCAACTTTTATGTTTGGCTATTAATCACCAACCCAAGGGGCTACGGCCCCATCAGGAGAACACTATGGAAGAAGGAATCACAGTCATGGCAGAAGACGAGACACGCATCAATGTAGATGCTTGGGAAAGTTACGGTGAGCCGTACAAAGTTTGGCTAAACATTGCTGTTCCAAGGGCCAGCGCAAGCGCGGTGTTAACCAAAGAGCAGGCCAAGGCAATTGCAGCAGCACTCACACAATTTGCGGAGGCAGCATGAAACTAGCAGACATTACCCTCGCAGTCGCTATTGGCCTTGGCATGGCTTACGCTTTAGTTTACGGGTGGCCGCTATGAAGTGCCTAGCCCCAGTCTGCCCATCAGGAATGGCCGAATTCAACATCTTCATCGAGGGTGTTTGGATGGTCTGCCATTTTGAGTACGAGCCAGCAGAACGCGCATCACCCTGCGAACCGGCAATCGACCAGGTGTTGATCTTGTCCTCTGCTTACGTTGAAGGCATAGACATTGCCCACCTGCTCCTGGAAAGCATTGCCATAGAAATTAGCAACCTTGCACAACTTGAACTGGAGAACCAAGAATGCACATACTGAGGCTTTATTTTATGTACCGGCGATTTGGCTGGACTGTCATCAACTCTTTCAAACAAGCAATAAAGGCAATCAAATGAAAAACATCGCCACCGCATTGGTCAAAGCACAAAAAGCCTTTGGCCCAGCCCTGAAGTCCTCTACAAACCCTCATTTCAAAAGCCGGTACGCTGACCTTGCCGCTTGCGTAGAGGCCGTGATTGAGGGCTTAAACAGCGCAGGAATAGCCCTTGTGCAACGCACCAGCCTGGACGATAACGGAGTGACCGTAGAAACCGTGTTTGTGCATGAGTCTGGCGAAATGATGGAATGCGGCAAGCTGCACGTACCAGCCGCCAAGCACGACCCGCAAGGCTACGGCTCTGCCCTTACTTACGCACGACGGTACAGCCTGATGGCTGCTTGTGGAATCGCGCCAGAAGACGATGATGGCAACGCAGGCAGCAAGCCAGTCAAGTCCACCGAGGCAACGATTAAAGCATTGTTTGCCGATATTAATGACGCATCAACCAGAGAGGAACTCCAAGACGCTTATTACAACGCCATGAAAACGGTAGGCAATGACCAGGCCGCCAAAGACGCAATCATCAAAGCCAAAGACGCAAAGAAAGCCACACTATGAAACTCACTATTCGGGCCTCGGGCCTCTCCGCAATCATGACTGACGGCAAAGGGAAAGAAGAACTGTCTGTCGGGGCAAAGACTTATATTATCAAAGCAGCCAAGGAGTTTATTTACGGATACGATGAAAAAGTATCGTCAAAGTACATGGACAAAGGCATCCGTTGCGAAGAT